GATTGGCTTAACCGGGCTGACCTGACAGCGGTTATTCCTGATTTTATCACCTTGGCGGAGGCCCAGTTCAACCGGAACATCCGCCACAGGAAGATGGTGGAACGGGCTACGGCTACGCTGGACAGCGAATATAGTGCGGTTCCTGCTGATTGGCTGGAAAGTATCCGCTATCAGATTAACACTAATCCCATTACGGTGATGGAGTTCGTTTCCCCGGATCAGGCGGCGATGCTCAAGGGGGCTAATGGTTCTAGTGGCAAGCCAATCTATTACACGCAGATTGGCCAGCAGTTTCAGGTTATCCCGGCGCCGGATAGTGGCTCTGCCTATACGGGCGAGTTAACCTACTACGCCAAGATTCCGGCTTTGACGGTATCCAATACCAGTAATTGGCTTTTGGCTGATGCCCCTGACATTTACCTGTATGCCTCTCTTTTGCAGGCTGCGCCGTATTTGCAGGATGATCAGCGTATTACGGTTTGGGCGGCGCTTTATACGTCTGCCCTAAATGACCTGAAGGTGTCCGATGAGCGGAGCCGGATGGCTACTTCTGCCCTTAGAATGCGAGCGAGGAGTTTCGGCTAATGTCCTTCACAAACTATCTTGAAAACAAGGTTATGGCCTATGTTTTCACCGGGACGGCTTTCACCTCTCCGTCTTCTAGCCTCTATCTAGCGCTTTTCACCACTGATCCTGGCGAAGGTGGTTCTGGCACAGAAGTGTCAGGCACATCTTATGCCCGGCAGTTGTTCACCATGACCACCACCAATAACGCCAGCACCAATGGCTCCGCCATTGAGTTCCCGGCTGCTGGTTCGTCCTGGGGCACAGTGACGCATGTTGCGGTGATGGATGCGCTTACGTCTGGAAATATGCTTGCTTCAGCGGCTTTGTCTGCCAGCAAGACTATTGGCTCTGGGGACGTATTCCGCATTCCGGCTGGCGATCTCGATATTACGCTGGACTGATAAGTGGAAGGCTACGGTAGCGGTTATTATGGTCTAGGCGTTTATGGGATTAGCCCCATAAACGGGGCCGCTACTATTGTCGCCACTTCAGCAACGACGGTTAGCGGGCTTATCGTTAAGGATGGAGCGGCTACTATTACCGCTGCTTCAACGGTAAGCGCGGTTGGTGAAGTAGATGCTGCTGCTAGTGCGAGCATCCAGGCTTTAAGCACTGTAACAGCCACGGCCACAACTACGGTAAATGGCTCAGCTAGTATTGTTGCCACCAGCGCGGTGACAGCCCTTGGGGGTAAAATCCTGCTTGGGGCGGCAACAATCCAGGCAACCAGCACTACAACAGCGGTTGGTGGGTTCTTGTTGGACGGGGCGGCTACTATCGCTGCCTCTAGCACTGTTTCCGCTTCTGCCGATAAAGTGGTGGATGGCGCGGCGTCTATCTCCGCCAGTAGTACGGTAACGGCTTCTGGGCTTATTGTTATTGAAGGCGCTGCCGCTATTGCGGCTTCTTCCACGGTTTCGGCCAGTGCGGTGCGGGTTCCTATCGGTCAGGCGTTGATACAGGCCATTTCGGCCCTAACTGCCTCCGGGGTGGTGGATTACAACGGGTCGGCGCTGATTGCTGGGGTGAGCGGCGTTACCGCCAATGCGGTTAAAACCGCCAATGGGGCGGCGGCTATAGCGGCTACTGCGACAATAACGGCAACAGGTGCCTTAAAGTGGGAAATCTTGCCGGATGTCACTGAGATTTGGACGGGTATAGTGGACACTTCTACCATTTGGGAAAATGTTAGCGGTGGCACAGAAACATGGACCGGACTACCGGATTCCTCTACAATATGGACACAGGTTTCTACCGTGTCTGAGAATTGGACAAGGGTGCAATAATGGCTGATACCACCACAACGAACCTTGGTTTGACCAAGCCTGAAGTTGGCGCCAGCGCCGATAGCTGGGGGACCAAGCTGAACACCGACTTGGATTTGGTGGATGCGCTTTTTAAGGCTGATGGTACGGGCACTAGTGTTGGGTTGAACGTAGGGTCTGGTAAGACGCTTGCGGTGGCAGGCACCCTAAATATGGATGCCCCACTGAATCTTGATAATAGCACCTCAACCAGCGTCCCGGTTCTTACTTTTGTTGGTGATACTAATACCGGCATTGCCCATCCTGAAGCTGATGCTGTTTCGGTTTCCACTGCTGGTTCTGAACGGTTTCGGTTTGGGCCGTCTGGGCAGTTGGGGATTGGGGGTGCAACTTATGGCACTAACGGTCAGCCATTGGTTTCTGGTGGCGCTAGTGCAGCGCCTTCTTATGCTACTCTTGGGGTGGCTGGTGGCGGTACGGGCGCGACATCGCTAACCGCCAATAATGTTCTGTTGGGGAATGGTACTTCTGCCTTGCAAGTTGTGGCGCCGGGAACTTCTGGTAATGTTTTGCTTAGTGATGGCACCACTTGGACTAGTAGTTCGCCAACATTTGCTGGGTCTTGGCTTTATCTTTCTACCGTAACAGCTTCTGCCGCAGCTACCGCTGACATAGAAACAACATTTAATTCAACTTACGATGTTTATGCATTGGTGATTACGGACATGGTAACTAGCCAATCAACCGATATAAGGATGCGTTTGAAAATAAATGACACATATCAGACTACCTCGTATAAACATTTTACACAGCGGTCAACCTCCGCATCAGCAACCTACTCTTCATCCGCAAGCACATCTGCTACTTCTATAGCATTTACTGGAGGAAATATTGATCCAGTAAATTATTCAAACGCAATGTCTGAATATGTTGTGTATATACACAATCCTGCTGGTACAACCAAATACAAAGGTGTTTATTGGATGGGGACAGCCCTTAACAACAGCGGTGATATAATGCAAAACGTTGGCGCCGCTACATATTCTGGTGGCGCGCAGGCGCTAACAGGGGTGCGGTTTTTTGGAGCGGCTGGAAATATTTCAGGTACTTTCCGTTTGTACGGCATCAAGAATAGTTGAGGTGTAACCATGGCACGTTTTCATGCAACAGCAAATGGTCAAGTTCCCTTCACTCCTGAAGAAGAAGCGGAACGCGACGCCGAAGAAGCGGCGTGGGTTGCGGGCGAAAATAATCGTCTAGCAACAGCGGTCAGAGAAAAAAGAGATATGTTGCTATCTGAATCCGATTGGATGGTCACGAAATCTATGGAATCGGGAGAGCCATTGAGTTTTGAATGGGCGGCATATCGTCAAGCTTTACGCGATGTTCCGCAGCAGTCGGGTTTTCCAGAGGCAGTAATTTGGCCTGTTCCTCCTGCTTAATAGGGATAGTTAGTCATGGATGGACAACATCATTCTGAGACGGCGAAAACGATAATGGATGTGTTGTCTATCGGGACTGTAATCGGGACGCTTGCCCAAGTTCTGCCTGCTATCGCGGCGATCTTTACTATCGTGTGGACTGTTATCCGCATTTATGAAACTAAAACGGTTCAAGCTATCCTAAAACGCGGAAGGTGATTGGGGATGTATGTTCCGTTAAAGGTTCCGCCAGGTGTTTTTAGGAACGGGACGCAATACCAATCTGCTGGCCGGTGGTATGATTCTAACCTTGTGCGGTGGTTTGACCAAACGCTTCGCCCCATTGGTGGGTGGGAAAAGCGCCTTGAAAACGAAACCGGCAGCTATCTGAATATCCAAGTTAATGGCGTTATGCGCGGGTCACACTCTTGGCGTGATAATAGCGCTAATCAGTGGCTTGGGGCCGGTGGTAGTAAAAAGTTGTATATCATTAAGGCGAGCAAGAAGCCTTATGACATTACGCCATATCGAGATACAGGAACTCTAACTAGCGCATTCAGCACTGTTAGCGGTTCCGCTGTTGTGACGGTTGCTGACACAGCCCATGGCGCCAATACTGGCGACACGGTGAATTTCTCAAATGGAACTGCCATAGGATCGAGCGGAATAACGCTCTCTGGCAACTACATTATCACCAAGGTTAATGATAATTCATATACGGTAACTGCCAGTGGGAATGCTGCTTCGACGGAAACAAGCCAGGGCAGTGCCGATTACAAGTATGAAATAAATATCGGCTATGTCGATAGCCAAGCGCAGAATGGTTATGGAACTTGGTTGTATGGACAAAGTGCATACGGGACGCCTAGGCCGCAATTTTCTTCTACTGGCGTTACGCCAGCTTCCACATGGGCGCTTGATAACTGGGGGGAATATTTGCTTGCCTGCCGTAATGACGATGGCAAGATTTACGAATGGACGCTGAACACCGCCAATAGGGCGGCTGTTGTTACCAATGCGCCAACCGGCAACAGTTCTATCTTGGTGACGCCTGAGCGGTTTGTCTTTGCCTTGGGCGCGGGTGGTAATCCGCGAAAGGTCCAATGGTGTGACCAGGAAGACAACACTGATTGGTCGCCGTCAGCGACAAATCAAGCGGGTGATTTCGAGTTATCCACATCTGGGAAGTTGATCTGTGGGGAGCGCACCAGGTATGGCTCACTCCTTCTGACTACGGTGGATGCCCATCTAGCGACGTACCAAGGCCCGCCATACGTCTATGGATTTGAGCGTATTGGTTTTGGTTGTGGGGCTATTAGTGCCCAGGCTTCTGTCAGTATTGATAACGGCGCTGTTTGGATGTCTGATGGCGTGTTCTATCTATTTGATGGCGCCATAAAGCCTTTGCAATGCGATGTGTCTGATTATGTCTTTTCAGATTTTAACTATGGGCAAGCTGCCAAGGTCGCGGCGGTATTAAATTCTGAGTTCTTCGAGGTCACATGGTTCTATCCTTCTAGCGGTTCTTCTGAATGTGACCGCTATGTGTCTTGGAATTTCCGAGAAAATGTCTGGTATTTCGGGACATTAGCCAGGACCACGGGCGTCCCTGCTGGCGTGTTCCAATATCCAATCATGTTTGATCCCTCTGGCTATGTTTATGACCATGAGGTGGGATATTCTTATGATGGTGCGGCGCCATACGCAGAGAGCGGGCCGGTTGAGTTCGGAAATGGCGATAGAATTATGGTGGCTCGCCAGGTGCTACCTGATGAGAAAATACAAGGCCAGGTAAACGTCACATTCAAAACCCGCTTTGCCCCAGAAGGGGTAGAAAGCACCTATGGTCCTTATACCATTTCTGCCCAGTACACTGATGTTAGGTTCAGCGGGCGTCAGGTTTCCTACAAAGTTACTGGCGTTGAATTGGGTGATTGGCGTGTTGGTAATTTCCGCCTTGAAGCGGTGCCAGGGGCCAGGCGATGAGGTTACCGCCCTCCCCTGCTGTTTACATTCAGCGTGATGACCAGACCGCCAGAAGCATGGTTGAGAAAGCCGATATGGAGAACCATAAGCGTGGGCGCGATGTAGAGATTTCCCCAGGGCGCCTGATTATCAAATCGCCAGACGGGACCCGCTGGAGCATTGAGGTGGACAATTCCGGCAATGTATCGGCTTCATCGCTATGAAGCCATTCGATGCGGAGTTCGAGCGGTGTTCTAAGTGGTTGCAGGATGCTTTGGATTATGCAGGGAATACCCACGAACTTGCAGACGTAAAACAGGGTATTCAAGAAGGGCGGTTTACATTCTGGCCAGCACCAAATGGCGTCATTGTGACCGAGATTATAGAATATCCCGCCTTTCGAGTTCTCCATGCTTGGTTGGTTGGCGGTGAATTAGTCCAGATTGTTGATATGATCCCATCATTGGATGCTTTTGGGCGTCAGTTTGGGTGTAGTAAATTGACGGGATGTGGGCGCCATGGGTGGGTTCGTGCTTTGAAAAAGCATGGTTTCAAGGGTATAATGACCACGGTTTCTAAGGAGATTTCGCCATGAGTAAGGGCGGCGGCAAGCAGTCAACCACTCAGGTTCAATCGGTTGACCCTGAGTTCAAGGAGCGCGCCCTTGATGTGTATTCCCGCGCCGAGGCGGTGGCGGATCAGCCTTATACACCATACACCGGCGGGCAGGTTTATGAGGATTACGCCAGGCGCACAGTAGCTGGGTTGACCCCGGCTCAGGAAGCGACTGCGTTTGAGTTGCTTCAAATGCGGAACCAAGCGCAGCCTGCGATCCGTGAAGCCATGGGTTATACCCGTGATGCTATGCCTGACTTCAGCGCCGCTAATGCTGCTTTTTACCGCCCGCAGTTTGGTGAAGCCCAAGGTCTTGTTCGTGGTACTTCAGCCGCCCCATCTATTAGTGAAGCACAGACACTCACACGCGGGGCCGTCAGGCCTGGGGAATATGGGGAAGCCCGCGATGTGGTGCGGGCAGCATTGGCCCAGCCCGGCTATGCGGAAGCCCAGCAG